ACTGAAGCTCTCAAAGGCTCCACAGAAACCGAGCAATTCTAACATTTGTATGTAGGATTTTAAATCATAGGTACGCAGACCGTGAAAAAGAAAAAACGTAGTTTATTAACTTACGGAGATAGTGTTAGTGCCCCGAGTATTAGTCTACCAGATATTGGTCTATTTAAGACTGAAAGAGGCGCTAATGCAGCAAAATTCTTAAAAACAAAGCTAAATGAAATAAATAAGGAATACGACGAACTCGTGAAAATTGCAGAAGATACAGATTTTGTCTATAGTGCTCAATATCGGTTTGAGCCAAAGGTAGGTAACGTATATCACTGCTATAACTGTGAACAAGACGGTATAGTATTGAGTATTATTGAGCCTCACCAGTGGAATAAAGAGCATTTAGGTAGTTTTCGTTTTACTGCAGACAATATATGGGAACGAGTAGATGAAAGCAGTACTCTCTAATCGTATTTTTATGGAAGTGACTCCCGAGTTGAAGAAAAAACTCTCGGACGAACTTACCTATAAGATACCGCCCCAAAATCCAAATGACCCTCCGCAAATCATCAAGAATCTGCAGCGGGTGCGCGAAAATCTGGTATCTATACCAATCGGACGAACAGACCTTATTCCAGACCACTACGAAATTGTGGAAAAGCGTCTGAATATTCCTGCCGATTTTCCAGAGTTTGCCTTTGATTTACGGCCAAGTCAGCAAGAAGTTTACGACAATCTTGAGGACAACTGTATTATCAATGCGTGGGTAAGTTGGGGTAAAACTTTCACAGGTCTCGCAATTGCGGGCAAGCTAGGACAAAAAACTCTTGTGGTAACCCACACAGTACCTTTGCGTAATCAATGGGCAAAGGAAGTAGAGAAAGTTTATGGATTTAGACCTGGTATTATTGGTAGCGGTACTTTTGACACCGATAGCCCTATTGTCATTGGCAATACCCAGACTCTTTATAGAAATATTGATAAAATTCGCAAAGAGTTTGGCACGATTATTTTAGATGAGATGCACCATGTCTCGTCTCCCACTTTTGCTAAAATTATTGATACTAGTCACGCTCGCTATAAAATCGGGCTTTCTGGTACTATCGAGCGTAAGGACGGAAAACACGTCGTCTTCCGTGACTACTTCAGCCCGAATATTTTCAAACCACCGAAGGAAAACTTCCTCACCCCTAAAATCCATATCTACAGGTCAGAGGTACGATTTCCCGACGGAGCGAGCATTCCTTGGGCAAAAAGAGTCAATACAATTGCAAATAACGACGAGTATCGTCACTCGGTAGCAATGTTGGCCTCTGCATATGCAGCGAAAGGCCATAAAGTGCTCGTTGTGTCCGATCGAGTCCACTTTTTGAAGAGCTGCGCCGAACTGACTGGTGAAAATTCTATATGTGTTACGGGTGAGGTAGCACATGAGCAAAGAGAAACACTAATAAATGAGATTTTACATGGAACAAAGAACATTTTGTACGGAACTCAAGCAATTTTTTCGGAAGGTATATCTGTTAATACGCTTAGTTGTCTTATTCTTGCTACCCCTATCAATAATGAACCACTTCTTACGCAGCTCATCGGCAGGGTTGTTCGTAAACACGATAACAAAAGAGATCCTGTAATTATTGATATTCATCTTAAAGGAAAAACTGCTCAAAGACAGGCTTCAAACAGAATGGGATACTATATGAAACAAGGTTATTCCATTGAGCAGCTCTGAGCATAGAAAAACAGTTCTTGACAAATGGTTCAAAGTAGAGTATAATATGTTCTTATATGACTGGAAAAAGATTGTAAGCACAGCAGAGGGATCTCCCTTGCTTGTCTACACTATTTTTAAAATGCTTGTTTTGAAGGAAATTCCGAATAGCAAGTACGACAAAATCTACAAGTACGTAGACCTTTCGTTTGCGGGGGAGTCCTTCCTCGTTAATCCTGAACAGCTCGTTTTTGAGTCATATAAATACAGTTATCGTGAGATTTCCCAGTATCTTGCGCTAGCTTCTATACGTCCGATATCGGAGTATTATGCAACTGGAAAAACGTCGCTCGACCAAAGACTCGTAGAGTTTGAAGAAGAGCTTTATGAAGAAAATAGTCTACTTCGTATTCAAGATGGTGAAATTCATTTTCTATACGAAGAAGTCCCAGATAAAAGGAAACTACACTAATGGCATTATCATTTAACAAAGCCGCTGGCGGCGCTAAAAAATCATCACTCACTTCATACGCATACCGAGACGGAGACAACGAAGTTCGCTTGGTTGGAGACGTACTAGCACGTTATGTATACTGGCTAGAAGGTAAGAACGGCAAGAATATTCCTTTTGAATGCTTGTCTTTTGATCGTAATGAAGAGAGATTCAACAATCTTGAGAAAGATTGGGTTCGTGAGTATTATCCCGACCTCAAGTGTGGCTGGAGCTACGCAATGCAGTGTCTCGACGGTGGTGAAGTCAAAATCATCAACCTCAAGAAAAAGCTGTTTGAAGCCATTCTTACAGCAGCAGAAGACCTGGGTGACCCTACTGACCCAGAGACAGGCTGGGATGTTAGGTTCAAGCGTGTCAAAACTGGGCCTCTTCCTTACAATGTAGAGTACCAGTTACAAGTACTAAAGTGCAAGCAACGTGCTCTTAGCGAAAGCGAAATGGCTGCAATTGCTGATCTGAAGTCTATGGACGATGTTATGCCTCGCCCAACTCCAGACGCACAAAAAACTCTTCTTGATGAGATTCGAGAAGATGCAGCGGGTGATATCGACGAAACATTGGAAGATGAGTTCAATTTGTCATGATTCTATTTACGGCAGACTGGCATATTAAGTTAGGTCAGAAAAACGTTCCACGCGAGTGGGCAACAAATCGCTATCATATGTTTTTTGAGCAAGTACATAGTCTCGAAAAGCAATGTAATATGCACATTATTGGAGGGGATTTATTTGACCGTCTGCCAAGTATGGAAGAGTTGGAGCTGTACTTTACGTTTATTCGTAAGGTACAGATTCCAACACTCATCTATGACGGTAATCACGAAGCTACAAAGAAAAACAAAACATTCTTTACACAATTAAAGCAAGTAACACGAGATATCAACCCACTTGTAAAAGTAGTAGATATATCATATTACGATAATGATTTTGGGTTTGGCGTTTTACCCTATGCCGATTTGCATCGAAAAAACGCCATTGAATTGTTTGACCCGAAGAAGCCATTATTTACACACGTTCGCGGAGAAATCCCTCCACACGTCAAGCCAGAGGTGGACTTAGACAGATTTGAGGACTTTCCCGTCGTGTTTGCAGGCGACCTTCACGCTCACAGCAATACTCAACGTAATATCGTATACCCAGGTAGCCCTATGACAACTTCGTTTCACCGAAACGAGGTACAGACTGGCTATCTTTTGATAAATCCACAAGATTGGTCATGGATGTGGGATGCTTTCGAGCTTCCCCAGCTTATTCGTAAGACAGTATCAGACCCAGCAGAGATGGTTGCCACAGATTGGCACCATACAATCTACGAAGTAGAAGGCGACATACAAGAGCTCGCAGAGGTAAAGAACAATGACCTACTTGATAAAAAAGTAGTAAAGAAGTCTTCTGAAGCAACGCTGGAGTTAAGTAAAGAAATGACAATGCAGGAAGAGCTAGTAGAGTATCTATTATATATTCTTGAACTTCCTGAAAGTAAAATTCCGAACATAGTAGGATTATTTAATGATTACGCTGGAAAAATTGACATGGAGTAATTGTTTTAGCTACGGCCCTGATAATGTTCTGGACCTTAGCGATAACAGTGTTACACAAGTTCTTGGTACTAACGGTATGGGCAAATCGTCTATACCGTTAATTATTGAAGAAGCATTGTATAACAAAAACTCAAAAGGTATTAAAAAAGCAGATATACCAAACAGGTATCTCAATGATGGATACAGTATTCATCTTGAGTTTACGAAGGATGAAAACAAGTATGACGTTATTATTAATCGTAAGTCTAGTATTAAGCTTCAGCTTCTGGAAAATGGAGAAGATATTAGTTCTCATACAGCGACCAATACATACAAGACACTCCAAGATATTATTGGAATCGACTTTAAAACCTTCTCTCAGTTGGTATATCAAAACACAAATAGCAGTTTGCAGTTTCTTACTGCAACAGATACGAACCGCAAGAAGTTTCTTATTGAACTTCTCCACTTAGACCACTATGTGCGGTTATTTGACTTATTCAAGGAAGAAGCAAGAAAGTCTTCTTTGAGTCTAAACTCAATCGAATCCAAGATAGCAACAATAGAAAAATGGTTGCATAACAACAAATTAAGTGATACAACCATACTTCCAACGTCTGAAATTTCTATTGAGACGATAGAAGACGAAAAAGAGCTCGCCGTTCTAACGATGGAAATTAAAAATATCTCTGAGAAAAATAAAAAAATCTCTCAGAATAATAGTTATAAAGATATGCTGGCCAAGATAGATATACAGGCAACACAAAATTGTAAAATATCTGCAAAAGAGTCTTACGATGATTTACAGTCAGAGATTGGTAAGTTAGAACAATCGGCAGCGGGGTCAAAGCGACTCTTAGACAAGTTAGG